TCGCCCCGCCGTGCACAAGGGCATCCAGCGCGGCCTTCAGCAGATTGTCGAGATCCCTGCGTCTGCGGTCGGGCGGATAAGCGTCGATGGCGACGAACAGCCGCGCCGCGGGCATCGTCAGGCCCCGCCGCTGCATGATCGCCGACGTCTCGGCCCGGTAGGTCCGGCCCTTCTCCGAGATCAGCACCCGACCAGCCAGCGGCCCCTTGCTGAGGCTTCGGTAGTAGGTGTTGACCGACGGCGGCCAGGGCAGCACGAGGACGGCTTCCATGCCAGGCAACCTACCAGGACGCGACTGCGTTTCCACAGTAGACACCAGCAAGCGCCAGCAGTAGCTTGCACCAGGTGGCACGACGCCACACACATCCCAGGAGGAACCTGATGCGCGAGACACTGATCCCGGCAAGCCACGAAGACTGGCTGGCCATGCGTCGCAAGGACGTCACCAGCACCGAGACCGCGGCGCTGTTCGGCTTGTCGCCCTACGCCACGGCCTTCGAGGTCTGGCACCGCAAGAAGGACGACGAGGAACCCGCGTTCGAGGACACCGAGCGCATGGCCTGGGGCCGCCGCCTTGAGTCCGCCATCGCCGAGGGCGTGGCAGACGACCAGGGCTGGACGGTCGAGCCGTTCAAGTCCTACATGCGCGACCCCAAGCTGCGGCTCGGCTCGTCGTTCGACTACCGCATCGTCGACCCGGTCCGCGGCGACGGCATCCTTGAGATCAAGAACGTCGACAAGTTCGCCTACGGCCGCTCGTGGATCGACGACGGCAGCGGCGAGATCGAGGCGCCCGAGCACATCGAACTCCAGGTCCAGCACCAGATGGAGGTCGCGGAGCTCGACTACGCCTACATCGCTGCCCTCGTCGGCGGCAACGAGATCCGGCTACTCAGCCGGCAGCGCGACCGCGTCATCGGCGCAGCCATCCGCACCAAGGTCGCGGACTTCTGGGCCAGCATCGAGTCCGGCACGCCGCCGGCACCCGACTACGAGCGCGACTACGACCGGATCGTCCGCAACAGCCTCGGGCACGTCGAGGACGTGACGATCGACGCAGACGACCAACTTGAGGCGCTGCTCGAGGAGCTCCGCGACGCGCAGGCGTTCCGCAAGGAGTCCGAGTCCAAGGAGAAGGCCCTGAAGGCCCAGATCCTGGAACGCGTCGGCCCCGCGTCACGCGTGCAGTGCAAGTTCGGGACGCTGGCGTGCGGCGTCACGAAGCCGAACCAGGGCAAGCTGGTCACCGCCGACATGGTCGGCACCTACATCAACTCCCGCGCGGGCTTCCGCGTGTTCCGATTCACCCCGAAGAAGCTCGACGCTCGCTGATCCCAGGAACGTTTCCCCATGACTACCAACGCCATTTCTGTCATCGACTCCGTCCGTTCGACCCTGACCAAGATGCAGCCGGAGTTCGCCGCGGCCCTGCCGCCGCAGATCCCGGCCGAGAAGTTCATCCGGACCACGGTCACCGCCATCCAGATGCAGCCGGATCTGCTCCAGGCTGACCGCCGCTCGCTGCTGGCTGCGTGCATGAAGGCCGCCCAGGATGGCCTGCTGCCGGACGGCCGCGAGGCCGCGCTCGTCATCTTCCGCAGCAAGGGCGGGCCCCAGGTCCAATACATGCCGATGATCGGCGGGCTCTTGAAGAAGCTCCGCAACAGCGGCGAGCTGGCCAGCATCTCGGCCCACGTCGTCCACGAGCACGACCAGTTCGACTACATCCTCGGCGACGAGGAGCGCATCGAGCACAAGCCATGCCTGTTCGGCGACCGCGGGCAGCCCATCGCCGTCTACGCCGTAGCCAAGACCAAGGACGGCGCGGTCTACCGCGAGGTCATGTCCGTCGAGGAGGTCGAGAAGGTCCGCAGCGTCAGCCGCGCGGGCAACTCGGGCCCCTGGGTCGCCTGGTGGGGCGAGATGGCCAAGAAGACGGTCATCCGGCGGCTCTGTAAGCGCCTGCCGTCGTCGGCGGATCTTGATCAGGTCATCGCCCACGACAACGAGAACTACGACCTCAGCCAAGCGACGCGGCCGATGTCGCAGGAACGCACCCGGCAGTCCCGACTTCACGCAGCCATCCTGCCGGCGGAGCAGCTCGAGGCGCCGGCGGACGAGCCGACGGATGACCAGGCCGAGGCCGACGAGGAGCGCGAGGCCATCGTGGCGGAGGCGGCCGAGTGACCGCCTACACCGGCACCGCCCGCCGCAAGATCGCAGCCATGGGCAAGGCCCTTGACCACCTTCGCTCAGCACTAAGCGAGCTTCAGGGCGTGCGGGCATCGGTCGAACAGGCCGAGCTCGCCGTCCGCGATGCGCCGGCGGAGAAGCGCGAGCACATGCTCGACTACCTTCACTCCGTCGACATGGCCGTCAGCTCCGCCATCTGGCGCCTGTCGGTAAGCGTCGCGGAGGCGGCGCATCTGACCGTAGATCAAGACAAGGAAATCAACCAGTGAACAACGAGGCACTAAACGCTTTCAACTTCGATGAATACGACCAACTCGTCCGTCTTTGGAAGAAGATGCGCGGGGCAACCGTATACCGAGGATCCGGATCAGGCTTGGCAATCGCAATCCGCTCAGATGGCGGAGACGGGGATAGCCAGGTCACAACCGTGGACATCCAGGGACCGGGGGGAGATGTGCAGCATCTAAGCATCCGCGGCACATTTGAGATTTCGGAGCTTGCAGATGCTTTGATTCAGTTTGTCACGGGAAAAAGCCTATACGACTTATTCGATTCGACTTGCTACGTGACATGTTTTGAAGAAACAACAGTAGCAAAGGATGCGCGGGTGCCAGCCCCTAGACACGACGCAACGCCGCGGGCGATAACAGATACCTGATGAAGCCGGAGCCCACATCCGACCGCATGCTGACGCCCGACGAGCTCGCCGAGCGGTGGGCCATCACGTCCTACACGCTGCTCCGCTGGCGCAGCGAGGGCTGCGGGCCGAACTACGTCCGCATCGGTGGGCGCATTCGCTACCGGCTGGCCGACGTGGAACGCTACGAGGCCAGCATGACCAACGTCTAAGCCATGACCGACAAGCCGAAGAAGGTGGGCCGCCCGCGGTCCACGATGACGCCCGAAGCCATCGAGGCCATCCTGCGGTCCGTCCGCCTCGGGCTGCACCCCGACCGGGCGGCGCTGGCCGCGGGCGTCAGCGCCTCGACCTACCGCAACCACAAGCGGCGGCATCCCGAGTTTGCGACGGCCGTGAAAGAAGCCATGGCAGCGGCGGAGGAGGGATACCTGAGCCGCATTCTGATGCACTCGGAGAAGCAGTGGACCGCCGCCGCGTGGATTCTGGAGCGGCGCTGGCCTGAACGCTGGCGCAAGCGCGAGGAGGTCGACGTGAAGGCCAAGGTCCAGCAGCGGACTGAAGGCCCGAAGGCCCCGGCCGGCGTCGACCTGGCCAACTACCTCGAGCGCCTGAGCTCGATGCCGGCGCTGATCCGCGACCGCATCAGCCAGAACTGATGGCCATCGACCGCGAGGCCGAGGCCCGCGAGGACGCCCTGCGGGTGTTCGATGCCCTCCACCCGGGCATCCTTAACAACCCGTTCATCCCGCACTGGCCGACCCCGCCGCAGGCCTACTTCCTCGGGCTCCACATCCACCTCGGGGCGCCCGAGCACGAGGTGTTCGAGGCCCTGTTCGGCGGCGCCGCGGGCGGCGGGAAGTCGGACGCCCTGCTGATGGGCGCGGCCCAGTATGCCTGGCAGCACCCCGAGTTCGCCGGCGTCTGCATCCGACGCAGCTACGCGGAGCTCGCCCAGCCCGACGCCCTGATGGACCGGGCCATGAAGTGGTGGCTCCCCGCCGGCGTTCACTGGAACGGGACCGACAAGCTGTTCACGTTCCCGTCGGGCGCCCGCGTCAAGATGGCCTACCACGGCCACCCGCGCGACGACCTCCAGTTCCAGGGCGCTGCCTACCAATACGCGGGCTGGGACGAGCTGACGCACTGGTCAGACCCGAGGGCCTACGAATGGGTCAGCCTGTCGCGTCTCCGCCGGCCGGAAGGCAGCAAGATCCCGCTCCGGGCCCTAAGCGCGACCAACCCAGGCGGCCCTGGCCACGCGTGGGTCCGCGACCGGTTCGTGGGCGGGCAACGCGTGGACGGCAAGCTCATCCAGCCGCAGTGTCCCTACGTGCCGGCGCGGGTCACCGACAACCCGCACCTGGACAGCGACTCCTACATCCGCAGCCTGAGCCGACTACACCCGACCGTCCGCAAGCAGCTCCTCGACGGCGACTGGACCGCGCGGGACCCGGGCGACTACTTCCGGGCGGAATGGTTCGGGCCGCTGCTCGAGCCCGAGGAGTATCCCGTCCCGTCAGGCGACTCGATCCGCATCCGCTGGTGGGACCTGGCCGCGTCCGAGCGCGAGGGCTCCGCCAGGACCGCGGGCGTGCTCATGGCCCGCATGCGGTCAGGCGTCCGCGTTGTGCTGCACGCCACGGCCTTCCGGGCCACGCCGGGCAAGCGCGACGACCTGATCGTGCAGCAGGCCAAGATCGACGGGCGCTCGACCGTGGTCGGCGTCGAGATCGAGGGCGGCAGCGGCGGCCCCGCCCAGTTCGAGGCGCTCAGAAAGCGTCTGAGCTCGCAGGGCTACAAGGTCGTCGGCGCTCGGCCCCGCGTGCTCAGCGACGACGAGAACGCGACCATGATGCGGAACCCGCAGTCCGCCACGGGCAAGGCGGGCCGCGCTGACCCGGTCGCCTCGTGCCTCGAGCGCGGCTGGCAACGCCGCGGGGAGTGTCTCGACACCGGCGGACCCTGGTGGGGCGAAGACGCGGACCGCGCCCCCCTGGATGCTCGGGATGGCATCCGCCTCATGGCTGGCCCATGGGTCCAGGAGTATCTCGACGAGCTCGAGGGCTTCCCGGACTCGCCGACGGTCGACCTGGTCGACGCGACCTCGGGCGCCTGGGCCTGGCTTGAGGCACACCCGTTCGGGAAGTCGGCACCGCCGCGGACACTCACCGCCGCGGGCGCAGCACAGCCGCAGGACGTCCACCCAGACGCTCGCCGCAAGCCGAAGGGCGTCCGCGCCGCCATGGCCCCGAAGGGCAACAGATACACGCCCTAGGGACTTGACACGATCCGCGGCCCTATTGCCCACCCCCGGGCCCGGTTAGACTTTCGCCATGGCGAACGTGCCCTCGATCCTGCTCATCGGCGACACCATGATCCAGGGCGGCGCCCCCGGCGTCCTTGCTGGCGTCGGCTCAACGGGCCTCAGCGACCTGCAAACGTTCGGCGACTTCGAGGTGCTGAAGATCGTCCCGAGCGACGCGTCCACGGGCGCCCCAACCGCCACGAGCCTCGGTTGGTATCCCTGGTACGACGGCGCCTACGGTTCGACGCTCTACTCGGTCGCGGCCTCGCCGGCACCCAGCGCGACCACCATCAGCGTCTCGCCCTCGCCTGGCTGGACGGTCGACGAGTTCGCTGGACGGTTCGTGTCGGTCGTGAACGGCACCACGATCGGCTACAGCAACCGCCGGGTCATTGTTAGCAACACCGCCGACACTCTGACCGTGTCGAGCTGGCTGTTCGGAACGCCGACGGCTGGCCAGATCTTCTTCATCTCCACGGGCGCCTGGCGCGACTACCACGCGGCAGCGGGTTGGCTCCACTCGACGGAGATCGGCGTCACCATCTCCACCCGCGGCGGATCCTCGTGGCAGGCCACGGGCAACGGCGTC